GCAATGTCCGGCAGCGGAAGCCGTTCAACGTACCGCAGTAAGGCTATCTTACGGTCAACCCTCCCAAGCGGTGCGCTTTTGATGGCGACGGTCATCTGCTGTCGGTCAAGTCCTTGCAGCGCAGGGGGCAGCACTACACGAGCCGCCGCCACAGGCAGCACCGAGCCAAAAAGGCTGCGGCAGTTGTCCCGCGTTGCGCACCATTACGGTGACGTTACCGAGGTGAGATGTTTTCGTGAGGTCACGAAAACGTGCGCAGACCATTTTCGTGATGTCACGAAATTGCTCTTGTGCGGCGTACATTTTGTTGGTGTCAACAAAATGCTCGTATGTAATGCTTGCCATGATATCCTCCTTACTGCTTTTCCAATGCCGCTTTCATGCGGTCAAAGAAAAACTGAATCACAGTGCCGATGGTCTCATCAGTGACGGCCCAGCTGATGAGCCTGCCGTATTTGCTGGTACTCAGGGCGGCCCGGAGCATCTTGACGCACCACGCCTTGCGTTCTGCGCCTCTCTTGGTGCCCTGAATTTCGTGCTCTGCATGCTCGATCAGGTCAAGCACAGTGCCCTTGACAGCCGCGCCATAGCCCAGCCGGATGCAGCCCAGGGCGTAGAAGATGAAGCCGCCCAGCATAAGCACGAGGGCCGCAGGGGTGGGAATGACGCCCAGAATATTATTGATTGCTTCCATGTGTTACTCTCCTCTCTCTTTTTCGAGGTCTGCAATGCGGTGGTTTGCCACCTTCATCTGTTCTTCCAACACCGGGATGCGCTGGGCGAAATTGTTATGTACCCGGACTTCTCGGGTCAGCTCGTCCAGCTTAGTGTCGGTAATGGCCTGCTGTTTTTCCAGCTTGGCGTCCATGTTTTGAGCGGCCCTGCTGTTAGAGATAAGTACGCCGATCAGGCTCAGGCCGCCAGTGATGAGTGCTACGATGATCGCGTCGCTCATGCGCCCTCCCGGAGACGGGTCAGGCCCTTCTTGCGGATGATACGGGGGTAGTTGATCTCTGTAACGTTGAGGTCTACGTTGCCGGAAATGCCCGGCACGCGGCCCTCGCTGGTGTGCTGGTGGGCATTGTAGTGGTAGCCGACGGCGGGAGTGTGCCCGGTGGTATCAGACAGCCAGACGTCCCAGCGGTTTGCCAGACGGCCCATGTCTAGCTCCATGTTGGAGTAGTGGGTGTAGGTGTACAGCTGGGCGTAAAAGCCCATCTTCTCCACCTGTTCCAGCGCGTAGGCGGTGAGGTTGGTGAGGTCGAGGGTGCTCATGGGTTTGAGCTTGTTTTCCTCCACGTCCACCGCGAGGGGCATGGTCAGCTCCTTGCCGTAGACCGCCTGCCGCACAAGGGCAAGCTCTGCATCGGCCATTGCTTCGCTGGTGGCGTAGGTGTAGTAGTACACGCCCACGTCCAGCCCGGCAGCCCGGGCGTTGCGGTAGTTGGTCTCAAAGGTGGGGTCGATGTACAGACCGTCTGCCCGCTTGGAGAGCTTGTGGTTGGTGCTCACGGTCTTGAGCATGACGCCCTTGTAGCCAGCCGCTTTGACCTTGCGCCAGCCGTCGAGGGTGATTTTGCCCTGATAGCGGCTCACGTCGAGATAGCGGTAGGGCGGCTCGCCCGGCCAGCCCGGCACGGTGTCCACAGTGGACACTTTTTCAGGAGCGGGGGCGTCCGGCTCTTCTGCCTTGTCTCCGGCAGCGTGGGAGAGGGCTGCCAGAAGTTTGGAAATAAACTCGAAAAATGCTTTCATCCTGCGCCGCCTTACTGCCCGAGGGCTTCTTTGATGGCTTCCAGGTCGTCGGTGGTCAGGGCCGGGTAAGCTGCCGCGATTGCCTCAAAAGCTTCGCCGTTGTTCAGCCGGATGCGGAATGCTCTCACCATGATTCGGGTTTTTAATGCGTTCAAAGTCTTCATATTTAACCTCCAATCAAATCGGCCATCATCAGGATCATATCGTTGTTCGCCGCTTCCAACGAAGTGAAACGTTTTTCTACCTTGGCTTTAGCGGCTTCGTCCTCTGGAATTTCCCGTAAGATAAACTGCCACGTTCCGTCCGGGGTGTCAGCGGGCTGCATGATTTGCACAAGCTCTGCATCATGCAGGGTGTCCGGGTAAGCGCACCCGGTCATATCGCCGTCGCTGGCGGCAATGTGGACTTCCGACAGCTTGCCGTCAAACGTGCCCGCAGTGATTTCCGTGGGAGAGTGGAACGTATTTGCACCGTTGTTCAGGGTCAGGTTTTCGAGATTTGTCCTATCGGCAAAGGTAATGGTGTATGTCTTCATCTTTTTCCTCCATTTTCTTATTAGCCGATCAGCCCGAAGACGGGACGAACGCCAAGGAGGTCGGTGGTCCCGTTACTGTTTGCACTGCCATAGGGTTCGACATCCGCAAAAGCGTTTCCCGAGACGACGTCTCGCAACCACCATATTTCACGGTTGCAAATTAGCCATGGGGCAAGACGGAACAAAGGCAGTTGAGATTTGTCGATGGTATGGTTGCGTTGCTCATCCCACGGGTTAATTATGCCGTCCAACATGGGGCTGAATTGGCGGCTACCGTACACCATGTTCTCATTCATCAGCTCCACCGTGCTGTCGTACCAGTCCGTGCCAGTCGGTCTACCGTTGGTGACGGCATTTACCAGACACTGCCTATGGTTCAGAATGTGTGCAGAGCCAAATGCAGCAGCGATCGTCTGTTTTGCCTGCGTCAGGCCGGTCTTGTACATCTCACTGCCAACGTAGCCGCCAGCAGTCGTACTTGTTCTGTTCATGGGTACACCGTTGTACATGTTGTTCCGTGGCACCACAAGCAGATGGTTCTTGGTACAGGCAGTGTCGCCGGTGTTCAGCCAGTAGTTAAAGCCTCCGATCAGGTAGTCCATGCCGTTGATAGGCCAGTAGTCGCCAAGGTACAAGTCTTTGAACGTACCCGCTCTGATTTCCGCCCACTGCTCGTCGGTAACGCTGGTGCCGAGGTTTTTGCCCCGAGGGATGCTGTTGTGGGCCAAGGCATTTGCCTGGATTCCCACCGCCGTGCCTCCATCCATCAAAATCAGCGGCCCGGTCATGGTGCCGCCCGTCAAATCGAGCTTCTTGCCAAGCGCTGCACCCGTTGCGGCAGCGTCGGCGGGGGCGTTTTCGGTCTTGAGGGTTTTGTCCGTGTTCGCCCGGGTGCCAGCCAGAGCGGCAGCGGCCTCGGCCCGGTCGGCGTCGGCGCCAGCACTCTGGGCGCTGGATGCGGCGTTGCTCTCCGAGGTTGCCGCCGCGCTGGCGCTGCCGGAGGCGGCGGTGGCAGAGTTTGCAGCGGCCCCGGAAGAGGTTGCGGCAGCTTCTTTGCTGGCCTGCGCCGCCTGTTCCGAAGCGGCCGCATTGCTGGCAGCGGTCTGGGCGGCTTGGGTGGAGTCGGCCACCTGCTGCAAAGCGGCGTCGCGCTCATCGTCCACGGCCTTGACAGCGCCCGTCTGGGCGGTTCCCACGGCCTGGACGGCCTTGGTCTGCTTGGCCGTCACCGCGTCGGTGGCAGCGGTCTGTGCCTGCTGTACGGCGGTGGTGGCCGTGGTCTGGGCATTCTGCACCGCCTGCACCGCGTCGGTTTTGGTCTGCTCGATGCCTGCCACGGCGTCCGTGGCTTTCTTCTCGCTGGCCTTGGCGTTGGTGGCGTAGCCTTGAGCCTCGTCGGCAAATTGCTTGCAGTACTCAAAGCCTTGGCCGAGGCCGTAGCGGACCTCAACGCCTTTTTTGGCGTTATAGGTGCGCTCCAAAACCTCATCAAAGTTGAGCGTAATCATAAGCTAATCACTCCTGTCGGTGTGTCGTAGATGGTATCGGTCTCAAAATCGAAAGTGTCCCACAGCCAGTCCGCGCCCGCGTCTGCGGTGATGTTGCGCTTGTAGGGGTTGCAGGTGCCCTCGATGCTGAAGGTGATCTCGGTGCGCCCGCGCTCCACCACGTCCACCCGCCACAGGCCCAGCCAGTACCATGTGCTGTCCTCATCAAAGATGCAGCGCAGCCACTGGCCCTGCAGGGCGTTTTCGAGGGCGCTCTGGATGGTGCTCCACTGGCTCTTTTTGGCCTTGCACAGCAGCTCCATCTTGATGGTGCGCTGCTTGTAGTGCACCTCGCCGTCCAGCGCCCGGGACAGATCCAGCATAAAATCGGAGCCCGGGACGTTGACAAGCATCGTCTCAGGCTCTGCGCCGGAAATGGTGGGGCTGCCCACTTTCATGTACAACCCCAGGTCCTTGAGGGTGTGGATACTGCCGATCTGTGCGCCTTGCAGCATCAAGCATCACCCCCTGATCCGTATTTGGCGGCGTACTCTTCAGGGGTGAGCCCGGTCTTTTCGAGGTAGATTTCTCGCCGCCTGCGCTCGCGTTCTTCCTCGGGAACCGGGTCATAGATGAGCTTTTCGCCGTCCCACTTGTAGTCGCTGCCGCCGTCCTTCGCCGTTTCATCGGTGGGAAAGGTGTCCAGCGCCACCATTTTGTCCGGCAGGGGACTTGGGATGCACTGCACGTTTGTCCAGCCGCCGTAGTAGAGCCGCCCGTCGGAGCAGATGTTTGCGAGGTATTTGCACTCGCAGCCGTCAATCTTCATCGTACCACCTCACAAAAAAGCATAAAGTTTGACCGGGATGCAGACGGTTTCGTCCAGCTCCCAGTCGTCGGTTGCAATGTACCACTGGTAGCTCTTATCCGTGCCGTTGAGGTTGAGCCATTGTTGCTTCTCGCTTCCCTCTTGGGTGTAGTAGCGCACATCCCGCTTGTAACCGTCGTAAATGCGGATTTTGTCCTTGAATACGGCGATATTTCGGCGGTGAAGCGTGTTCCACGGGAAAGAAATGGTCACAGGCTCGCCCGTGACGGGGATCACCATGCTGTTGGTGCCCACGCGGCCCGTAGTGCTGGAAGAACCCCAAAAGTGGTTGATGTAGCTGGTTCCGTAAGACTCAAACATGAGCCAAACATAGTTGCAGTTGCCCACGTCGATGGAGATATCCATATAACTGCCCGGGAATGACGTGTAGCCATCAAACTCAAATTGCTTGATGAGGTAGTTGCGGATTCCGTAAAAGGTGATTTCGCCCGAGCTGATGGTGCAGCTTCCGTTGCCGTCGGTGATGGAGATGGAGCCAGACTTGACGTTGACCCGGCTGCTGCCATCGGTGACCAAAATGCCGTCGTTGGAAATTTGGACGTACTTTCCGGCGAGGGACTCATGCCCCACTTTCAGGCCCGTGGTTTTGTCAAACGCAAGGTAGTTGGTGGCCGTTTTGGCGGCTTCCTCAATGCCTGCCTTGTTCTCCTTCTGGTACTTGTCCACGAGTTTGTAAATGTTGCCGGAATACTTCTCCGAGGTAGAGGTCTGTTCCTCCAAGAGGTTCGTCTTGCCAAGGTTTGCCACCTGTCGGTCGGTGAGGGTCTGGCGCGTCATGCCGAAGGTGTACTCTTTTTTGCTGGGGTCGTCCAAGGGCTCCACCAGCTTTGTGCAGAGCATTACCACGTCGATGCTGTGGGGCTTGCTGATAATGTGGGCATAGCTGGCAAAGGTCAGGCGGTCTTTGTCAAAGCCAACGTTGCCCGCGTCCACAAGGTCCACCGCTTTCACGGTGTAACTCATGGTCATGAGCGAGTTTTTCTGTAAGTCCTGCACACCAGCGCCGAAGAGGGTGTCCGGGTCGTCGGCGTCGTAGTCGGCCACTTTGGAGATGACGCCAAATTTCGCCACTGCCGCGTCGTTCTGGATCCAGTTGCAGTCTCCATCACCCTGATACAGGCTGTAGGAGTAGCCGCTGGGCAGATACTTCTGGATGGCGGCAGAGGAAGTCTCTTTGATACTCCACCGCTCCTCGTGGTCGGCCACCTCTTGGGTTTTGCCCCACCACAAAAATTTCCAGATCCACTCTGTGCGGGTAACAGTGTGTTTGTTGCCCGTGGGGTAGACCCGGGTAAACATGGAGTTGGTGTCGGTCTTCTCGGTGAAATCCAACAAATTGACGCCGTACTCAATGGTCTGGTTGACCAAACGGTCGGCCTCAAAGGCCTGGTCGCAATAGTTGAGCACGTTGTTGCCCGTGGTGGGGTTGTAGGTGCAGTAGGCATAGCCGCCGTATACCTTGAGCACCATCTTGTCGATGATGTCCCAGGTGCTGCCGTAGTCCTCGCCCACGCCGTAGGCGTCCATATCGCCGTAGTGCACCACCAGATCGCCCAGCGCTGCGGTCACGGTGCCCAGTTCAAAGCGCTTCATGCGCATCTCGCCGCACTGCTGGTTGTGGGCGCTGATGAGGTGCTGCAAAAACTGTGCCAGCTTGCCCTCATAGTTAAAAGGCGTGATGGCCGAATCGTTGAAATAAGAGAGGGCTCCTTCGCAGTACACCGCCCTGCGGTTGTACCAGTCGGCCTCATGGCTCAAAACGCGCCCGCGCCAGATTTCTTTTGGGGTGCTTTCGTTGCCGTTTGCGTCAAAGTCGCTTTGCTCCACCGTGATGCAGGTGGACATTTTTTGCAGATTGTTGTATTGCGGGTGATCGCGGTCCATGGTAAAAGTAAGGCTGCCGCCCTTGCTCACCTCACGGGTGAGCTTGGGGTGCAGCACAAACGTCGCCAGGCTTCCATCATCCTCACGTCCTTTGGGCCGAGGGTGCAGCAGCCGCTTGTCCTCGGGGTTGCCAAAGGGATACGCATAGATACGATACACGGTTTAGTTGCCCCTTTCGCTCAGTTCGCCGAGATATCCCAATCGTTCGTTCATGGCCGGGGCCATACCCCACACCAGCGAGTCGCCGTCTACCTTGACGACCGGGTTGGCCGTCTTGGGCAGGTACTGCTGCACCACGGTATACAGCGCGTCCACGGACTGCTGCATTTTCTGCTGGTAGGCGTTGAGCTGGGAGCCAGAGCCCCGGGGATTGAAGCCGTAAGGGTCCGAAAGCAGATCATAGCCTGCATAGGCCCGCTGATTGCCGTACCAGTAGGCGTCCTGGATGTCTTTATAGCTCAGGGTGCTGCTGGTTACGGCAGAGGCCGCAGAGAAGCTCTTCTTTTTGAGGGCAGAGCCCAAAGCGATGCCGCCAGCCAGCGCCGTCACGCCCAGGATGGCCGCCAGGATGGGGTGTGCCATCACCAGCGAGACGATGCCGGACAGGCTGGACATGATGCTGGCAGCCATGCCGGAGAAGCTGGAAGCAATGCCGGAAAGGGCGCTGCCGACGCCGCCGGACTTGCCCAGACCGTCCAGGATGGAAGAGAAGCTTTGTACCGCCGTCCCGGCGTCCGTAACGCCCGCCGCAATGCCATCGGAGAAAATGGCTTTGATAGAAGACGCCGCAGAGCTCAGACCGCCGCCCGCGTATGCCTGGTTGACGGCGCTGAGAGCATCGGCGGCCCATTTGGCGATGATCTGGCGCTGGTTCTGATCCACCTGCCCCCAGATCAGCTTTGCAAAGTCCAAAGCCAGACCGCTCCAGTCCTTGCTCTTGATATCAGAGACAACGCTGCGGAACAGGCCAAAGACGCCGCTGGACCATTCGCTTTTCGCCTGGTTCAAAGCCGTGTCGATGCGGCTTTGCGTTTCGGTGACGGAAAGCAGCACGTTTTCGACGCTCTTCTCCACCTTCTTGGAGCCATCTGCCGCAATGGTCGTGACCTGCTTCACGGTCTTTTCGGTGCCGTTGATGATCTCCGTCCACGTGTCGGTGATGGTCTTTGTGGTCTCGTTGGCCGTGCCCTTCAGCTTTTTGGTGGTGCCGTCGTACACGTTATAAAGGCTGTTGGCCGTTTCCGTCACGCGCTTGATGCTGCCCACAATGTTGCCGGACCCCTGCACGATCTCCGTCGTGGTGTCCTTGAGGGAGCTGGTGAGCTTTTTGGTATCCTCAGCGGTCTTTTTGGCCGCAGAAGACGCCACCTTTGCCGCTGTGCCGGACGACTTTGCCGCCTCGGCCAGAGCTTTGGCGTTGCTGGCAGCGGTGAGGTTGTCCATGATCATGGAGTTGTGCTCCGATTTGTCTGCAATGCCCTCATCCTCCGCCGTGATGTGGGGGACCTTCACGGTGCTGTTCGCTGTTTTAGCAATCGTGAGTCCTGCTGTGGCCAGTGTGGCCGCGCCACCTTTGCCTGTGAGACCGTTGATAAAGCTTTGAAGAATACTCTTGCCCCACTGCACTAACTGGGAAGGAAGTGTTTTCAGCCAGTTCAGGCCGCTCACGATGCCTTCCTTAAAGGCCGCAGTGACAGAACCCGCCATGCTTTTCATGCCATCGGCCAGACCTTTGAGGATGTTTGCGCCGAGGTTTACCCAGTTTACAGCGGAAAGTACTGAAAGGATAGCTTCGACGATTTTACCAAAGTTCTGGAAGATGAGCGGGATGCTGTTGACAACGCCGCGCACCAGCTGCGCTACAAGGGCAACGCCCCCAGCCAAGAGCTTAGGGGCGTTGTCGTTGATGAGCCCGGCAATGTTGATGACGATATCCGGGATGTAGGCAAACAGCTGGGGCAGGCCCTCCACGATGCCGTTTGCGAGGCTGAGGATGAGGTCGATGCCGGCAGAGACGAACTGCCCGAAATTGGCCCGCAGCTCCTCCGTAAACTGCAACAGCTGGGGCAGGGCAGAGGCCAAGAAGGCGGGCACGCCCTCGGTAAAGCCGGAGGCCAGAGACTGCATCAGCTCCGTGCCGCTTTGCAAAATATTGGGGGCCAGCGTGGCGATGACCTCCGGGATGCCCGCCACCACGTTTCCGACAGCGGGGAGAAGGTTGTCCAGCAGGTAGGTGCGGGCCGTGTCGGTCAGTGCCTGAAGGGAAGAGGTCAGGTCTCCGCCCGTGGCCAGAGTGCCGAGCACGTTCTGGAACGAGGCGCTCATGGCCGAGAACGAGCCCGACAGGGTCGTGGCCGCTTCCTTGGCTGTGGTGCCCGTAATATCCAGCTCACCCTGAACGACGTGGATGGCGTTGTACATATCGGCCAGGTTGCCCAGCTCATACTTTTGGCCGGACAGCTTGGAAGCGTCCTCCAGCAGCCGCTGCATCTCGGCTTGTGTGCCGCCGTATCCAAGCTTCAGGTTGTCCAGCATGGTGTAATTCTGCTTGGCAAAGCCCTGGTAGGCGTTCTGGATGGCCGCCATATCGGTGCCCATCTTGTTGGCGTTGTCGGCCATATCGGTCATCGCCATATCGGCCACGATGGCCGCTTCCTTGGTGTTGTTGCCCAGACTGGACAGCAGGCTGGCTGCAAAGCTGGTGGTCTGCTCCATGTAGTCGTTGGCGCTCAGGCCCGCTGTTTTGTAGGCCTGCGCCGCGTTCTGCTTTACGATGCCTGCGCTGTCCTTAAACAGCGTTTCGATGCCGCCCAGGCTCTGCTCCAGCGCACCGCCCGCATTGACGGACGCGGCAATGGTCTTGCCGATGGCCGCCGCGCTCAGCACGGTTTTCAGGGTGCTTGCGATCTTTCCGCCAAAAGCTTTTCCGAGTTCGACGCCAGCGCTGGAGATATCACCGCCCATCTCCTCGGTGATCTTGCCTTTGATACCCTCAGCCGAGGGGATGATCTGCACATAAGCTTTTGCAAGCTCAATTTTATCAGCCACAGCTTACACCTCCTTCCGCCGCACGCATGGCAGCCTCGTACTCTTCCGGGCTGTCAAAGCTCTGTACCAGGCCGCCGTCGGCCTCTGCATCCTCGCCCACCATGGCCGCCAGCAGAGAGGCGGGGTGCTCTCCCGGGCGTCCGCTCATTTCCCAGCTGATATGCCGCAGGCTGTCCACCATGGCCGCCTGCATTTGGGTCTCCATCGGGACCTCTTGTCCGGCAAAGCGCATCCGGCTGCGGCTTTCCGGCGGCAGCCCTGCGGCCAGCGTGGCCGCAAGGCGCACCGGGATGCTGCGCCAGTCCAGTACATGGTAGTACTGGGCAAAATCGCAAATCAGTGCGTCCTCATCCGATGCGATCAGGTCGGCGAGGCAGAGGAGTTTTTTCCGGCCTTCATGGACTGCATCAGCTCAGAGAGTGCAGCGCCCACCGCCGTGGTGGAGACGCGGCCCTTCTCGTTCCGCAGGTGGTCATACAGCTTTTTCTTGTTTTCCTCGCCCAGCAGCCGCTTCACAGCCGAAGGCATGGCGTAGGCGTTGCCGCCGTCCATGGCGGCAAAGTCCTCCAGAAGTTCCATATCGTCCAGAGCGGTCTCATCCAGATCCAGCTCAAAACCATCATTCATCTTTGCGATCATGCCTTATCTCCTTTGCTCTCAGTGACAGCGGCAGTCTGTTCGTTTTCAGACTGGCTCAGTTTCTTGGCTGCGGCAGCAGCTATGATGTACTCATAGTGGGTCTGGCCCTTATCATCCGGCACAGCGGAAACGGTGGTCTCATAGCCCACAGCGCTGTTGTCGGCATAGGTGATATCGCCCACCTCCGTCACGGCTGCATTGGGGATGACGATGCGCTTTTTGGCGTTGCCCTTCAGCAGCATCTCCACCACCCAGCTGCACGGGACATTCTCCTCCGCGTTGGACTGGACGGAAATGCCAGTGGTCAGATCGCCCTTGACGTTTGCGTCGCCGTACACTGCCTTGAGGACCTCCACGCTGGTGGCCTCGATGAGGGTGAACTTGAAGGTGTCGGCCTTTTCGCCCTGCGTATTCAGGACCGTATCGCCGCCCCAGGCCGATTCGCTGGTATTGGAGGGGCTGTTGGCGTTGGTAAGGCCATCCTTGGAGATGTAGCCCAAAGACTTGAAAGCCTCATTCAGCGCCGTGGTGGCGTCCGTGGGCAGCGTAGTGCCAAGAGGGGCGCGGAAAACTGCACCGCCCACTTTGGGCTTTGCAGCGGTAACATTTTTTGCGTTTGCCATAATAATCTCCTCTCTAATCGTCGTAATAGGTCACGTTAAAAATCGCTTGATAGCGGGGCAGCTTTCGGGTGACGTCCGGGAAATCGTAGTCCGTCACAAGGTCACAGGCAGAAATCTGGGGCAGAGCGGCCGCGTCCAGCATCACCTGCACGACTTGGTGGTTCATCTGCGCCGATGCAAACTTGGTTTTGCCGTAAGACTGCACCGCCATCGTGGCGGAAAAAAGGCCGTCGTTCAGATCCGAGCCTGTCTTCTGGAGAATACAAAAACTGCCGGAGGGGCGCTCCGGCATGGACAGGTAGCAGGGAAATGCGTTTTCGGTCAGGTAGTCCTGCAAAATTCGTTCGATCATTTCAGTGCCTTCAAAATGGAGTTGGTTTCGCTGTTTTCTTTGATGGCTTTCGGCGACACAGCCGTCACCTTTGCCACAGCGCGGGTCTTTTCGGTGTAGTAGGTGGCCTCGTAGCCTTCGCCGAGACGGCTCTGGGCAGAGAAAGCGATCTTGCTCAGCCCGTTTTTCATTTCGTCGCTCCGCAGCAGCTTGCGCACGCCGGAGCTGTTCAGCTTGATCTTGACGTTACCCATACCGTTCCACCTTCACTTTCTTGTTCCATCGCATGGGGATGAGATGGTCGATGCCCTGAGTGGGCGCGCCGTAGGTGCGGAAATCCTGCCCAAAGAACGAGACCCGGACATCCTCCCAGTCGTGGGTGTCGCCTTTGGGCAGGGCCAGCACATAGGCCAGATGATGGCCGTTGAGCTGCAGCTCCGAAACCACGTCCTCCGTGGAGGGCTCACCCACGAGCACGTTGTGGACGGTTTCCGCCGTTTCGCTGTAGAGCGGCTCTCGGGCCTCATTTTCGCCCGTTTTGGTTTTGACGTAAAGAATGACGTCGATGCCTTTAAGCATTGCACAGGCCCTCCAGAGGGCTGCGGGAGCCGATTCTGTCACCGACCCCCAGCAGCTTCTTTTCGAGTTTGGAAAGATACAGCTCGCCGGAGGAGCCGCCGCCCATCGTCCAGGACTGGGAGTACCCCAGCGCCGATGCGGTGCCCTGCGTGGCCCCCATGGGGTAGGTGACGCCGCCTGCATCGCCGTCGTACAGCTGGCGGCGCACCATCCGGCAGGAGACCACTTTCTTGGCGTCTTCCTGGGCGTCCTTGTTGTAGGAGTCGATGATGAGGGCCGCTTCATCCAGCAGGGCGCTGCATTTGGGCTTCTCATCCTCGGAGAGTGTGCGGAAGCCCGCCTCCACGTCCTCCACGGTTGCGTAGCTCATGGTGTCACCCCCGGTCTGTTAGGCGTCGGTCTTGGTCAGCTTGTTGAAAACGCTGGTATCACAGCGGAAACCGACCTCGATTTCGGCGCGGACGGCAAACATATTCTGCTGGAACAGGTTGATGGTATTGCTGCCATCGGTCAGGGTGGCCTGATCCGAAATGGAAATCTGCACGCCTTCCACGGTGCCATACATGGCCTGCGTCCAGTCACCCGCAAAACCGACGACGTTTTTCTTGGCAGCAGTTGTGTCAGCGATGTAAGCAGCCTTGCTCTGGTAGGTGCGTGCGCCCAAGATCATGGGCACCGCGCCCTCGGCGACGCTATTGATGAACAGGGGCCGCTTGTTGCCGTCCACAGCGCTCAGCAGAATGGATTTGCCTTTGGGGGAGATAACAAAGCCGTTCAGGATGCCATCATGATCTGCAATGTCGGCGTCCGCAGCCACCAGACCGTTGTAGGTGTTGGTGCCGATCTCCTGTGCCGTGCAGTCCTTCAGGGTGTCAAAATTGGAGCCGGGAGCATCCACGGCGCCAAAAACGGTGGCGTCAAACTTTTTGGCCAGTGCCAGAGGCAGGCGCTTCTTCAGCTCTTCGTACAGGCTGGGGATGTCGCGCTTGAACTGGTTGGAGAAAGGCACGATGACCGCCAGGGTGTACGGGGTCATCTGCTTCGTGGTCATGGTGCCACGCTTGACGGGCTTCTTGTCGGTCTCATTCACCCATGCGGCCTCGGGGTCGCCCGTGATGACGGGGATGGTAACGCCGAGACCCGGCAGCTTGATCTGGCGGGCCAGCATCATGATGGCCGAGCTTTCCTGCGTCTTCTGAAGAATTTCGCTGGAAACTTCGCCGGGCAGGGAAATAGACGTGGTGCGGTTGATGTCAACAGCCATAATAAAAATCTCCTTTAGTTGTTGTGAGTGACCTGGTTGAACCAGTCAGTGAATTGCTCACTGGTGGAACCAGTTACCTTGTGAGAGGGGTCTCCGCCATCGTCCACATTGGGATACCCGGCACCCTGAGCGTCGCCAAAGGCCCACGGATTTGCTTTTACGGCCTCATCCAGAGCTTTGGCAATATCGGTGGAGCGGTCCTTGGAGCCTTTAAGTGCATCCAGGTCCAGCAGGGCACGGACAGCCTTCACGCTGCGGCCTTTCTTGCCGAAAATTGCAGTGTTCAGAGCGGTATCAAACTCAAAGCCATCGGCCTGCGCTTTCATATCGTTCTGGAGCTTAGTCATCTCGGCTTCGTACTCTTCCGGGGTCTTTTTGCCGTCAAACTTGGCAAGGCCGTCCTGAGCGATCTTCAGCTGAGCCTGAGCGTTTTCCAGCTGTGTCTTGTACTGGGCAGCAGCGGTCTTTTCGCGGTTGATGTCGTTGCCGTTCTCGCTCATCAGCCAGTTCAGCTGCTCCTCAGTAATGCCGGGGATCTTGTTCTTTACGTCTTCACGTTTCATGATGGAAACTCCTTTCAAATTGTGAAATTGCAGCCTGAAGCTCCAGTTTGGTCACGCGGTTCTCACTCCGCAATGGTCAGGCAATTTTTCAGGCGGGGTACGCGCCGCCCACCGCTATGGAGCCCATTCCGTCCTCATGCGGGCAAAATGGGCATGAAAAAGGCAGAGCCGAAAATCAGCTCTGCTCTTTGGTATCGTTTTGGACTCTCGCCGCATACGCGGCCCGTTTCTGGGCGTTGATGGCGTCCTTGTTTTCTGCATAGCGGGCCCGGCGCATGGCGTTGATGTTGCTGCCAGCATCCCGGTACTGCTTGAGGTACTTGTCTGGATCATATCCGGCCACGGTGGTGTTGTGGCTGAATCGGATGGCATACTCGCAATTGCAATGGGCGTGGATATGCTGGGCGTGGCCTCCTTTCAGGGCCTTGGAGGAGGCTTTCTGCCAGCCGCGGGAGGCCAGTGTGATGCAAAAGGCGCAGGTGTCGCCATTGGGGATCCATGCCCATTCGGCTCCATCCCGCCGGGCGTTTTGGAGCGTGGTGTCGGCTCCGGCCTGCTTCACAAGGCGGCTTACGCCGCCCTGCATCAGCGGCGGGCTGTTTTGGGTCCCATATACCATCTGAGCTACTTCGTCGTAGCTGGCGGTGGCGGCAGGGACCGCTGCCGGAACCGTGACGCCCTCCGCAGCGGCCATGGCGTCGTACATCTGGGCGGCAAGCTCAGCGCTGCCTTCGCCGTATTTCGTAACCAGCGCATTGGCGTATGCGATGAGCGCGTCCGCGTCCTCCATACCGTGGCGGTCGATGTAATCTTTCATCAGCTGTCCGGCCTTTCGGTTCAGCCTGGAAAGCCGGGCAACGTAATCATTCCACGCTTTCGCCGACAGTCTCATTTTCTTCCTCCATCAGTACCCGCTGGCCGCGCACCCGCTGCTCCTGCGCTTTGATGCGCCGGATATCGGCCTGGTCAAAGCCCAGCATTTCCAGGAAAACGTCTGTGCTGGCAAACTCCTGCCGCGCAGAGGCGATTTTAATGGCTGCATCCGCCGTGACGGCCACGCTGGGCATGGCCGGATTTTTGAAATGGGCCATGATGCTGCGCTCTTCATCGGTCAGCTCTTCCAGTGTCACGTTTCTGGCAATGGCCTGCGCCATACAGGCGATGGTCCGCAGCGCGTCGCCGTTGCTGGTGTTCAGCTGCTGTGCCATCAGCACCAGAGTCTGGCTTTGGGCCAGAATGGCGTCGCTGCTGGTGGGGTTTGCATCGTTTATCACACCCACGTCGGTGATGGTTAGGCCTGTGGCTGCCGCAAACTGTGTGGCCGTCATCCTCATCTTTTCCACATGAGGGGTCAGGCTGCCCTGTGCCAACTGCCCAAAAACGGGATTTTCACCCGTGTCGGGGTTGGTCGTGGCAGCAAGGATAGAGCCCATGTATTGCTTGAACTTATCCGATGTGATGGCGTCAAACTGTGCGTCTGTCACGCCGAGGATGTATTTTTGGGGCGTAGTATCAAACTCCAGCGCAATGGTAGCGTTTGCCACGGTGCGCACATAGTCGTCGATCAGGGCGCGAATGGCTTTTTTAAGGCGGCTGCGCCCAAAAGGTTTGTCGCTGGTGGCGTTCCAGATCATCGGCTCCATCAACGGGCGGCCCATCTTGTGCGTGTGCCGCTTTGCACTCCACTGGCTGCCCGTGCGAGTCAGCACAATAATGGCTGCATCTGTGTACAAATTTACAGTGGACGGGATCCATTTGTCCTTGTTGGATTCGTCCTTTACCGTGTCCATGATGGCCAGGCCGCAGTCGATGCGTCCTTTCTTCCCGTTCCAAAGTGCCGAGGCAAAGCCGGGAGAGTGGAAACGAATTTTGCACCCCATAGCGTCGTCCGCAGACAAGGTGGCGAAAACACAGCCATATTTAAGCTCATCCCGGCAAGCTTTTGCGTACTCGGCCACAAGGCGGTTGTTTTCAACAATTCGGGAAAGCCCGTCGATGTTTCCGCCGCTGCCGACGAAACCGTCGAACATACTGCGCGCCGCCAGCACGTCAACGGCCTTTTGTCCCCAGTTGCACCCAACATCCAGCTTCTTCAGATCATTGGGCAGTGCGATGCCAAGATTGACATCGTTCAGAGTGATATGCCCTTCGTAGTACTTATCTTTCGTCGCATTCCGGCTCTGGTGATAGTCAAGAGCATTGGCCAGCGCAAGAAGGTTTGCCTGTTCAGTGGCCGTTAGGCCGTTCACATGGCCGAATTGCAAATTTGTCATGTTTTTTCCTTTCAGCCGATGCGCATTTCGCGCGTCGGGTCGCGTTTGCAGGTTTTTGCTCCCCAAAGTGCCAGCGCACAGGCCTCAATGGGCAGGCTGTTTTCGCCGCCCAGGCCAAAGCCGCCGCCGATGGGCCGCTTGGTAGCTGTGATGGCGCTCTCATTCAGGACCGTCTGAGGACGGTACCAGGTCAGTCCGCCCTCGGCGATGCTGTTTGTGATAACGCTCGCCGCCGCGATGACCTCGCGGGAAGAAGGACGGACAATGGACGGTTTTGCTTTCCACGTGTCCTTGATGCGGTCGATCAGGACGTCCACGCCATTTCGGCCATCAATGACCACACAGCCTGCTTTCCTGTATCGCTCATTCAGCCAATCGGCCAGCCAGGTCAGGCCGTGCCCGGAAGGCCTCATCTCAATCAGAGACACACGGGCAGGGCCCTCTTTCGGGATGACCGCGCCGCATAGGCAAACGCTGCTGCCGTCCGGCGCAAATTTAACGCCGTAAGCAGTTTTGCCTTCCGGCTTCAGCTCATCGCTGGCGCATTTGGCCCACGCCTTGCGGTCGATGGCATAGTCGAGGCTTTCCGATGCTACCGGGCTCCACCAGCCCAGACGTTCCCGTGCGAAGGTGTCCGGGTCCATCTGTTCGGCTTCGCCCTCAATGGTGGAAAGCTGAATGCGGCGGCCCAATGCCGGGTTGGTAGCAGCCCAGCGTTTTGGGTCTTTCACGTCGCCGATCTCCGGCACCGAAAACTCGAACCACGCCGCCTTTTGAGTTTTTCCGTCAAGTGCCCGCTGGCGCAGGCTGCGGAACACCGTCCCCACAGCGTCCGGCCCGGGAGGAGTGCCCACATAGACGGTCTGAGGGTTAAGACTGGCCGAAATGGCTGGCAGGAAAGAGCCCTGCGCCGCTTCATCCAGCTCCTGCGCCTCATCGAAAATGAGGAGGTCGCCGTGCTGGCCGCGTCCGCCGTTTCGGGTCCGGGCCAAGAACTTAATGCGCGCCCCGGTCTTGAGGATGATTTGCTCACGGCCAAGGGCGGTCTTGATCTCGGCAACGTGTTTACGGAGTTTCGGACTCTCAAAAAAATCCCGCATTTCCTCAAAGGTCTCGGTGGCTGTTTTTTGCAAGTGGGCGGTGTAAATGACCGTCTCGTTGAGCATGAGCATCCCGGCCCCGGCACGGCCCTGCACCAGCAGGCTTTTTCCGTTCTGCCGGGGCACAGACCCGCCGCAGGATGGAGCTGCCCACTTGCCGGAAGCGCTGCGCCCCATCCAGTCATCCAAAACGTCACTTTGCCAAGGATCCAGAACAATGCCGCCCGCGCGAAGGATGCGGACAGCGTCCATACCGTCAGACGACTGATATGACGGGGCGATTCTTTCGGACGGCTCCTGGCTTCCCACTACTTTCTCTTTCTGTGAGGATTTTGCTGATCTCGTCGCCATCGTCTTTCGCCCCCTCGATTTCTTCAATTTCGCGTATGGTCTCGCGGTACTGCTTCGTAAGTGCTGGCAGCGCCCGGCAATCCTTGCAGGAGTCGATGCTGGCAGCAAGGACGCTGGCAAGGCTTTGCAGCTGTTCCAGCCGGGAGCCGTTTGCAGTGACTGTCTTCATTTTTGCCATGCTCTAGCCCCTTTCAAAATTTCCCTGTGTGTAAATCGGCGCTGGACAGCAGGGGTTGTCTGGGGTGGGGAGGGGGGTACCCTCCCCACTACCATTTTCCATCGCTGATTTTTGGCGTTTTTCTGATTCTTGGCGGATTTTTCTCTCGATTTTGTGCAACTTTGTTTCCCTTTTGGGCGTTGCAGAAATAGTGCGCAGGCTGGAGGTTGTTCCAGTCTTCCGCCGCCGCGCGGGCCGATGGATAGCCGAACTGTTTCCAGCGGGAAATAGGCTTGATCTCATCCACGACAAACGAAAGCGGATGTGCTGCATCAGAAGGTTCGTCATAGTGGATTGGTCCGAATCGACCGTGACAGATGCCGCATTCGCCGCCCATTGCCTTCAGCCGCGCCCGATTCTTTCGGCGCAGCGCACCGTTTGCGCTTCTGGGGTTCGTCATACCGTGCGTTCGCCTCCGATCGTGTCCTTTTGTTTCTGTGCTATCTCCCGCATCTATAAGGCCCCACCGGGTGTTTCCTAGGGGAGGCCTATCTAAGAGAGGGGGAGGGATATAAAACAGCCCGGGGGCCACAAAAGCACCCCCGGGTATGCAAAAAGAAAAAGTGTCCACAGTGGACACCGCTGGACGGTCATAACAAACTCAGCTGCTGCCCAGCTTCCTGCTCCTGTTCCAGTCTCATCTTTGCAATGCGGAAATACTCTGCATCTTTTTCAATGCCGATGAAATCTCGGCCCTCATGGATGCAGGCCACACCCGTGGATCCGCTGCCCATAAAGCAATCCAGTACAGTATCGCCTGGATTGCTGGATACGCGCACCAGTCGATCCAAAATCTCCACGGGCTTCTCGCAAGTGTGAAAACGGTTGTTTGACGGAATCGGCGGCACGTTCCATACGTTGCAGTGTAGGGCATCACAATGGTGCACATTCCGCAGGCTCTCGTAGTCCTGCCGCAGGCTCTCGTAGTCCTGCCGCAGGCTCTCGTAGTCTTTGGAAAAGCCAAGTGGCATATATACCAGCTCCCATACTTTCTGTGTCGGGATTTCAAATTGAGAGTCCTGAAAGTAATGCCGTAGCATGTAAGGCTTGCGGCCTGTTGCTTTGGTATAAAAATCAGATATGGTTTTATCGCTCAGATTCAGCCGCTTCTTTTCCGCTGCAATCCAGTCTTTCAGTGGTTTATAGCAAGCCGGATTTGAGTTGATGCGGTCGAGCCCCGTGTGCTTATATTCGCGCTCGTTTTCTTTTGGCGCATTGAAGTAATGCAGACAATACTCACAAATGTTGAACCAGCTGCGAAGCGCTGTATCTCCGTCTTGCATTCGGTTGGCCCAGCTCTTTGCGCGATATGTTTGACCTTTGTTCCAAATGCAGAATGAGGTAAATTGAAAATTTGTGCTTTTTCGAATGGCTTCCATAAGCTGTGCAATTTGTGCCATATCGTTGTGCCACAAATAGAGTACCCCGTTTGGCTTTAAAATGCGCTGGCACTCTTTCAGCCATTCGATACACCAGTCAATATAACCGTCGATTTTATCCCAATCGGCGGTTTTGGTTACACCCCCTCGGGTGGTTTTTACTGCGATATTGTAGGGCGGATCAGTGAGCACAAGATTCACGCTATTATCTGGGATGTTTTTCATCACTTCCAGGCAATCGCCGTTGTACAGCTCCATGGGGCAGCCTCCTTTCTTCTGGCGTTTTGGTGCCGCTTGCAGGGCTCGAACCTGCGCACGTCCGATTATGAGCCGGATGCTCTAGCCGACTGAGCTAAAGCGGCATAAGAAAAACCAGCTTTGCTGCATGGAGCTCATCATGCAAAAAGCTGGTTTTTAATCGTATTGTATCAGCAGCGGTTAATCCGCACGGATAGCAGGCCGTGCTCCTTGGATACAGCCACGGCCTCCGATCTCTGCCCGAGGCTCGCGTTTTGTGTGGTCTGCACGGAAACCGAAACGCCGCGCATAGCGCACAAAGTGGCTTTCTTTGTTGCTGATCGGTAAGGCAGAGAGGATAAGGCCAGCGCCGAGGCGCGTCAAAAACTTTGCCATGTCGCAAATCAGTTCTTTCAAACGCTCAAACATTTGCATGCCTCCTCTCCAAAGGTGTCCACAGTGGACACCCGCCGGGTTGTATGATTCTGTTTTCTCAATGCGCCGCTGGGGTTTGGAGCGGACGGCGCAGGATGTTTTCCCATTGAGCGCGCCGGATTGCTGAGGAGGAACTCTCAGAGCCGCGCTATGCTTCCCGCCGGGTAAATCGTTATGTACGCAAGAGCTGTGGGCCTCTGTCCGATGCCCGCATTATGATAATACCACACTGTTTTCGGACAATCAGGACATTTCGCCCGTTTCAGGACAAAACGGACATTTCGCCCGTTTACGGACATTTCGGACGTTTTGGGACAATCCGCCCGTTTTAGGACAAAACGGACGTTTCAGGACATTTCGGACGAAATAAAAACAGCTGGTGTTTTTAGCACCAGCTGTTAAAACGTATTGTTGCTTATTTCTTGTCATCGAAAAGTTTATTAAGATATTCTAAGGAGCATCTCTTTTTCTTATCACTCCACAAAGGGCATTTTTCCTGCGAGCAGGTCATAAAGCCATTCAGCGGACAGCAAAAGCTTCCTCCACACATTACCGAATAGGGCCGCGCTTCTTGTTTATCGCGCTCATTCCAGAGGATCATAGCTTCCACTTTGTCATTTGCGTGCGGGCCCTGCGCATGGCAATCGCCGCACTCACACCAGCAGTCATTTTTACCACCAGTATATGCCGCGTTTAGCCGGATTTTATGGGACCCGCAAAACGGGCATGTATAATAAATCTCGCTCATTTGTTACCTCACATTCTGCCCGATCCATCAGTCTATCCGTTTGCGGACGGCTTCGGCTTCAAACTTTTTCTGCATCTTGGCTCTCAATGCCTCCATACGCTCTTTATCTCCCGTGATGATCTCGTATTTGTCGCCAGACCATCCCAAAGGAACATCTTCGGTGTATTCGATATAAACTTTTTCCGGGTGTGTAGGCGGCTCATAGGGGAACGTCACGTTTTTGCGAAAGCGGCCACTTGTATACCACGTAAGACCACCGTTGTCGGAATAAGCGATTGCGTCAATGTCATGTACTTCAATCGTGTTACCTTGTGCATCAGTGGTCTTGAACACGCTTGAGCATCTTTTGTTCTGAAAGCATTTCTGTCCCATTTTGTCCGACACTTCTGTCCATTCATCATCTTCGCCCGTCAGCGGGGTGAGTGGCTTGAACCGTAAAAGACGTTCAAGAATAGACATTTCATATCCGGCGGAAAACCCACTGTGTCCTTGACTTGCAAAAAGCTCAACAATATCAAGAATGTTTTTATTGATTGCATCCTGCATCCCATCTTCATCTTTTGAGATACGAGCAAGCTCAGATTTTGCGTATTCTATCATTAAGTTCTCCTTCCCAGCATTCATAAACAGAGCTTCTACGCCTACTTTTGCTTACCTCACATTCTGCCCGATCCAGCGGTCTATCCGTTTGCGGACGGCCTCGGCGTCAATATCATAGCCCTGTTCCATGAGCTCCACGGCCACCTCTTGTGGCTTGCGGCCATTCAGGCACACGTCGGAGATCATCCAGCGCAGCATAGCGTCGTCACAGGTCTCGATGATGCGCTGGCCCTCCATGTACAGGCGCTCTTTTTCGGAGTTGATTTTCTTCAGCCGCTTGATTTCTTCTTCCCGCCGGGTGAAAGCAGCGTCTGTGCCGGACACGGTAGCGTGTCCCAAAATGCAGGCGTTGCCCTCCCCACGGGAGGATTTCACCACGTCCGAGGCAGGCTGCGGGCCATCGGCCTGCATGGCTTCCAGCCGCTTGATTCTCTTCTTGCGGGATTCGATATCATACGGGATTGCGTACAGCTGCCTGAACTCTCGCGGTTTCATCCAAGGGCCTCCTCAAAAATCAATCATCGTTCAAATTAAACCACTTTACCAAATCGTCCACTATACAGCCCATGCCGATCCAGCCGTCGGTATAAAAGCTTTTGTCTTGCAGGATGATGGCATAATCTGCATAACCAGCAGTGCTTTGACGCTCTTTTGCGATTTCGTCCAGCCGCATCCAGAGCGTGGCCCCGCCGGGCAGGGACTGCTTATAATACTCGACTCTAAATTCCGGCTCGCACAGGTGCAGCGTCCACGCTTCCTTGTCATCCAGCGCCTTCCTCGCAAGCTTGATGAGCGTGTTGAGCTCGCGGTTGCTGATATCCCTGGGAAAAGGCTTTGCTCTGGCCTGTGCTGCCAAATCCGCAGCAGGCTTTGCGGGTTCCACGGGTTTTGCAGCAGATTTTGCAGCGTGCTTTTCCGGGGCGATGCCCTCATCCATGCAAAAGCTCACAAATCTTTCCCATGTCAGGAAAATTTCTTCGCCGCCGCTGCTATTCCCGAGATGTATTCCTTCTGGGCTGCACCTTATGCTCCCGCTTCTCAGGTTTTCGGCAATGCCGTGCTTTACGTGCCAGCAGGATTCTAAACACTTTGCCGAAAATTCAGGTAAATCTTCCACCCAACTTTTTTTGCATACATCGTCAGCTACAACCAACACCCAAAGCGGGAATTTATCGGATTCTTTCGGTAACGTTTCCACCGATGCAGTTTTCGGCGGTTCTTCCGGCTCTTCCGGGGCTTCTTTTTGCTTGGTATACTGCGCATAATCTTGTGCGTAGCGGTAAGCCTCCATCAGCCCGATTTCCCCAGCCATGAGCCGCAGCTTGATGGTCTCGTTTTCGCAGGTCGCAATGACATTCAGCCGAGCCGCCGCGCCTGCGCTCAGGCCAAGGATGCGGCAGCACTCATCACGGACTTTTCCCTTCAGCTCGCCCCGCTTCTTCTTCAGGGTCAGAGCGTCCTTCAGGGCCTCGTACTGGGCCACACGCTCGCCGTCGGTCAGGTCGCGGGCCGTGGCATTGGCCGTGATGAGGTTGATTTTATCATCTTCTGGCCCCTTGCTGTCCAGAATCAGGCAGGGGAGAGACTCAAAACGCTTGTCTCCCTCATCGGCCAGCTGCTTACAGGCTGTAAGCCGCCGCTCGCCGCCGATGAGCTTGTAGCCATTGGCCCAGCGGATAACTTCCAGCGGCTGGCGGACGCCGTTTTCCCGGATGTCATCCTTCAGGCCGGACACATCGCCCACGATGTAGATTTTCTTGTTGTCCGGGTTTGCCATGATGAGCTCGCGCGGCACCATCACCACCTGCATCTTCTGCCCCGCCGGGGTGGGAGCCTGGCTCTGGGCGTTCAGCAGGCTGCTTAATAATCCTGTGCTCATTCTTTCATCCTCTCTTTCTCCGCCCACGGGTCGATTAGCCGCGTTCCGCATTTTGTGCAGAAGTTCTCGATGTAGTAGTTGTCATCGCACGAATAGCCACAGACCGGGCAAACTTGGTCAGCCCCTGCATCTCTCCAGTACAAAACGGGCTTATCTTTGCTTTTGGACTCGATCTTCTGAATCAGCACAGCGCGCAAAACATCCACATCGACAGGCTCCATTTTCATGATATCGTCCGCCATTCCCAAAAGCATATTCGCGGCTCCGTCTTTCATGAGATACTTGAGGTAATTTTCATAACCTCCCATAGTTTTGAAATTTTCCGCAGCTTCTCTTTCTTTTTCGGCAGTCTGTCGAAATCCAGATGCAATAGCAGTAGAGGGTAAAAGTTTAACCTCATCCATTTTCCTGTCCTCCCACCATCTTTTCCACGATATCGGCCAGCTGGCGATACTGCACGTTTGCCGGGACAGATCGGAAGAGCACACG